ATTATACTGTCAATGATACGATAAAAGTAACTAGAAGAACATTTGAGGAATATGACGAGAAGCCTGACAACAGCATTAAAGAACGAACTAGCGACTAATGATATTAGACCATTCCACCTTATTACAATCGGTTTTGGTACTCCTATTAATATTACAGATTGTTCATTTCCATTAACATCATCAATATCAGGTGGTTCAGTTACCTATTTAGCAAGTGATTTTATATTAGGTTTTTCTAATTTTACAGAACAAGCAGATGTAACTAAATCAAGTTTAACAATATCTTTATCAGGTGCAGATCAAACATTTATTTCACTTTGTTTAGGAGAAAATGTAGTCAATGATGCTGTAACTATTTACAGAGGTTTATTAGCTGATGATAATTCTATTATTGCAGACCCATTTCTTTTATATTCTGGTAACATAGAAAGTTTTAGTGTGAATGAATCTGAAAAAGCTAGTGTAGTTAATTTAGCAGTAGTATCTCATTGGGCAGACTTTGATAAAAAGAATGGTAGAAAAACAAACAACACTTCACAACAAAGATTCTTTAGTACAGATGTAGGAATGGATTTTAGTAGTGAAACAGTACAAGATGTTAAGTGGGGTAGAGCATAATGGGTTTCTTTAGTAGTGTAGTCAGTTTTGTAGCAAAAACTGTTTTTAAAATGAATCCTGTTGTTGCATTAGTTATTAGTATTGGAATAGCTTGGTTAATGAGACCTAAAGTTCCTGAAATACCAGACTTTGGTACTAATGAATTTGATAATTACGAAAAAGGAATCTTATTAAATAAACAATCTAATGACGCAAACATTCCTATAATCTATGGAGAAAGAATGATTGGTGGAACTAGAGTCTTTATGGAAACTTCTGGTACAGATAATACTTATTTATATATGGCTATAATATTATCAGAGGGAGAGATTAACGATATAACTTCAATTAAAATAGATGAAAAAACAATTACATGGTCAGGCGATCTATCAGATAATGTTCAAAGAACAGTAGGAAGTGGAGATAGTAATTTTTATAAAGATTCTACAAGTTTAATTACAGTTGAACCACATTATGGAACTGATGGACAAGCAGCATCAAGTTTATTATCAGGATTAACTAATTGGGGAAGCAATCATAAACTATCAGGGCTTTCTTATTTAGCTTTAAAGTTTAAATGGAATCAAGACGCATTTACAGGAGTTCCTAAAGTTCAATCAATAGTACAAGGTAAAAAAGTAGTAGCTTATAATTCAAGTTCTGTTGCACAAACTGCTGCTTATTCAAATAACCCAGCATGGTGTTTATTAGATTATTTAACTAACGCAAGATATGGAAAAGGATTAGCAATAGGAAATATTGATATACCAAGTTTTTATACTGCATCAGGAATTTGTGATACAGATGTTACAGCTTATGGTTCAACTACAATAGATGTAATGGATTGTAACGCAATTATAGATACATCAAGTCCAGTTATAGATAATGTAAGAGAATTTTTAAAAGGTTGTAGAGGTTATCTTCCTTATGTTAGTGGAAAATATAAATTAATTGTTGAAACAACAGGCTCATCATCAATCACAGTTACAGAAGATGATATTATTGGTGGTTATACTTTAGCAAGTCCAACTAAAAATTCAAAATATAATAGAGTAATAGTTTCTTATGTTAATCCAGCAAGAAATTATCAAGTTGATGAAGTACAATTTCCTGAAATAGACGATAGTAGTTATGCAGCAGCAGATAAACACGCAGCTATGAAAACAGTTGATGGTGGATTCTTGTTAGAGGGAAGATTTGATATGAAAACAATTACAAGTCCATATCAAGCATTAGAACTAGCAGAAGTTATATTAAGAAGATCAAGAGAAGCATTAGGTTTAACAATCAATGTTAGCTTTAGTGCTTATGATGTAGCAATAGGAGATATTGTAGGAGTAACACATTCTAGTTTAGGATTTAGTAATAAACAATTTAGAATATTAGGAATTAACTTTAATGCTGATTTCACATTGGGTTTAGACTTAATGCAGCACGAAGATTCACACTATACATGGGCAACTAAAACACAAGTAGCATCAACACCTAGTACAAACTTACCTAATCCATTTACTGTTCAACCACCAGCAAGTGTTACATTAGATGATGAATTAATTGAATATAATGATGGAACTGTAATTGTAGCTTTAAATGTAACAGTAGGTGCTAGTACAGATAGCTTTGTGGACTACTATCAAGTGGAATACAAATTAAGCACAGATTCAGATTATATTATTTATGCACAAGGTTCAGGATTAAATCATAGAGTCTTAAATGTAATAGATCAAAAAATTTATAATGTAAGAGTTAAAGCTGTAAATACTTTAGGAGTATCATCAACTTATGTAACAACTACTAGAACTATCATTGGTGCGATTGAGCCACCTAGTGATATTGAAGATTTTTCTTGTAATATTATTAATGGAGAAGCCCATTTATCTTGGGAACAAATACCTGATTTAGATTTAGCATATTATCAAATTAGATATTCAACATTAACAAGTGGTGCAACTTGGCAGAACTCGGTATCATTAGTAGAAAAAGTATCAAGACCAGCAACTTCAATTACAGTTCCAGCCAGGGTCGGTAGCTATTGTATCAAAGCAGTTGATAAGTTAGGAAATTTCTCAGTTAAAGAAACTATTATTGCTACTAATGTAGCAACGATTGGTAATTTTAATAATATCACTACACAATCAGAACACCCTACATTTTCTGGCACAAAAACAAATTTAACATTATCTGATAATGCTGTCAGATTAACTAACTTAGCTTCTGATGGAACTTATGAGTTTGCAAGTGTTATTGATATAGGTGCAGTTCACACATCAAGGGTTACAGCAACTCTTGCACAATTTGCAGAAAACCCAAGTGAATTATTTGATTCTGAAAGTGGATTGTTTGATGCTAAATCAGGTTCTTTTGATGGTAATTCTCCAAGTAACTCAAATGCTCATTTAGAAATATCTGTGAGTGATGATAATGTAACTTATACTGCTTTTAAAAACTTTGTAATTGGGGATTATACTTTTAGATATGCAAAATTTAGATTATTTTTAATTTCAAGAGATGGAGTAACAACACCTGTAGTAAATCAAGCAACAGTAACGATTGATATGATTGACAGAATATTTAGTGGAAATGATATAGATTCAGGAACGTCAGCTAAAACTGTAACATTTACATTGCCATTTAAAACTGTTAATTATGCAGTAGGTATCACAGGAGAAAATATGGCTACAGGAGATTATTTTATAATTGAAAATAAAGCTATTGATTCTTTTGATGTTACTTTTAAAAATTCATCAAATACTATAGTATCTCGAACATTTGATTATATTGCAAAAGGCTATTAAAAGGAGTATATAAACCATATGGCACAACATGATTTCAATATCGCAAATGCGACCTTTCCATCTGTAAGAAGTGATATAAATTCAGTTTTAACTGCTATTAATACCTCTCAATCAGGAACATCAAGACCAAGTTCTGCTGTCGCTGGAACTATTTGGTTAGATACTACTTCAGCAACTACACCTACTTTAAAATTTTATGATGGAACAGATGATATATCTTTAGCAACTTTTGATTATTCAGCTAATACAGTTAATTGGTTAGATAGCACAGTAGTGTTTGATATTGTTGGTGATACAACTCCACAATTAGGTGGCGACTTAGATGTTAATGGAAATTCTTTAGTTTCAGTTTCAGATGGAAATATTACTTTTACACCCGATGGAACAGGCAAAGTAGTTATTAGTGGTTTATCTTTTCCAACATCAGATGGTTCAGCAGATCAAGTTTTAAAAACAGATGGTTCTGGTAATTTATCTTTTACAGATTTATCTGGTGGAACGTCATGGCAATCAGTTAAAACTTCAGGATTTACAGCAGTATCTGGTGAAGGTTATCCTTGTAATACAAGTTCTTCTGCTTTTACAGTAACACTTCCATCTTCTGCAAGTATTGGAGATTATGTTGTTATAGCTGATTATGGAAGTAACGCTTCATCAAACAATATTACAATAGACCCAAATGGTTTAAAAATATTAGGAACTACTGGCGATAGAAAAATTAAAACAAATAAAGAAGCAATAAAATTAGTATATATAGACGCAACAAAAGGTTGGATAGGTGCAAGTGGTTATATAGAAGGTACTTTAGGATTACAAGGTATACCAGATGCTCCTACAATAGGAACTGCTACAGCAACAGGAAACACAACAGCAACAGTAGTTTTTACTGCACCAGCAAATAATGGTGATGCAACTATTACATCTTATACTTCTACATCTACTCCAGGAGGAGTTACAGCAACACTTTCACAAGCTGGTTCTGGAACAATATCTGTTACAGGATTAACAGCTGGTACATCATATACATTTAAGGTTACTGCTACAAATTCTATAGGAACTTCAGTTGATAGTGCTGCAAGTAATAGTATTACAACACCAAACACATATTCAGCAGATATGTTAGTTATTGCTGGTGGTGGTGGAGGTGGAGCACATTATTATGCAGGTGGAGGTGGAGCAGGAGGATATAGAACTTCTACTCAATCTATTACTGGTGGTGCAACATATTCAATAACAGTTGGTGATGGTGGTGCTGGTTCTGGAGTAATATCAACAACAGGTGGTTATGGAAGCAATTCTTCTATTTCAGGAACAGGAATTACAACTATTACATCAACAGGTGGTGGCGGTGGTGGTGCTGGTGGTGGTGCTCCAGGTCAAGGTCATGATGGTGGTTCTGGTGGTGGTAATAGCACTTATATTACTTCTGCTGGTGGTTCTGGAAACACACCTAGTACATCTCCAAGTCAAGGAAATAATGGAGGATCAGGAGGAGGTACTGGTGGAACAGGTATTGGAGGTGGAGGTGGAGGAGGTGCTTCTGCTGTTGGTGGAAATCAAATTGTAGGTTCACCAGCTACTGCTGGTAGTGGTGGAAATGGTACTGCATCATCAATAACAGGTTCTTCAGTTACAAGAGCAGGTGGTGGTGGTGGAGCAAGTAATGGAACTAATGGTTCTGGAGGAACTGGTGGTGGTGGTGGTGGAGCAAGTTTTACTGCTATAAGTGGAACAGTAAATACTGGAGGAGGTGGAGGTGGACAAGGTCAACCAGGAGGAGGAGGTGCTGGAAATGGTGGAAAAGGTGTAGTTATTTTAAGTATACCAGACGCAAACTATACAGGAACTACAGCTGGTTCTCCAACAGTTGCTACAGGAGTTAGTGGAAAAACAATTTTAACATTTACAGGAACAGGGAGTTACACAGCATAATGGCTAGTTTTGCAAAAATAGGATTAAATAATAAAGTAATTGAAGTTCTTTCAGTTAATAATAACGAACTACTAGATTCTAATGGAGTTGAACAAGAAGTTAATGGAATAGATTTTCTAACTAAATTAACTGGTTGGTCTATTTGGGTTCAGACTTCTTACAATAATAATTTTAGAAAAAATCATGCTGGAATAGGTATGACTTATGATGAAGATAGAGATGCTTTTATAACACCTAAACCTTACGCATCATGGATATTAAATGAAGATACTTGTCTTTGGCAATCACCTATTGGTAACATACCAATATTAAATTCTGAACAACAAGATCAAAATACAGCTGGAACTCATAGATGGAACTATGTTTGGAATGAAAATAATCAAACATGGGATTTAACATCAATATAATAATTTAATAAGTTTTTTTTAAAAATGAAGGCATATTATTTTTTATCTGGATTACCCAGAAGTGGTAACACTTTATTAGGTGCTGTACTTAATCAAAATCCTAAAATTAATTTAACATCAAATACAATTCTTACTGATGTTCTTTATCAATTACTTTTAATAAAGGATTACGAAATATATAAGAATTTTCCTGATGAAAAATCATTAAACAATATAATAAAAAATACATTTAACAATTACTATAAAGATTGGAAAGCCAACTCTATTATAGACAGAGGTGTTTGGGGAACTCCAGCAAATTTAAAATTGTTAAAATCAATAATAAAAAAACCTAAATTTATTATTCTTTATAGACCAGTATTAGAATGTCTTGCTTCTTTTGTTAAAATTGAAAAACCAATTAATGTTGAAACTAGATGTAATAAATTAATGAATAATGACGGAATGATTGGAAAAAGTTTGAGCAGTATAAAAAATATTATTAAAGAAAAAGAAGATCATATAATAATAAATTACTCTGATTTGGTCAGTAACCCACTAAAAGAAATAAACAAAATATACTCTTACTTGAATATTGATAGCTTTGAACATAAATTAAAAGACTTTAATATTTTTTCTGCTAATGACATCAAGTATGATGATAGTGTTTTGCCTTTTGATTTACACACTATTAGAACTAATAAAATTAAACAAAACCATTATAAGGTAGAAGATTATTTACCAACTAACATTATTAAACAATATTCAAATTTAGATATATGAAGATATTAAAATGAAAAAACCTATTATTGAAAATTTATTTCCAATACCTATTTATATGTCAAATATAGATAGAACATTTACAAAACAAGAATTACAATTTGTAGATAATCAAAAAAACAAATGTAGTAAAAATTCAGGAAATATTAATACTAAAGATAATTACATTCTAAATAGAAAAGAATTTAAAAACATTAAAAAGTTTTTAGATCAATGTTGTAAAGATTATTTAGAAAAAATTATCTCTCCTAAAAATAATATAGAACTTTATATAACTCAATCTTGGTTAAACTACACAGAAGAAAATCAACATCATCATAAACATGCACACCCAAATTCAGTTGTATCTGGTGTATTATATTTTGATTGTGATAAAAAAAATGATCAAATTAAATTTTC